TGGCCACCCGAACTCCAGGATCGATGAGCTCCTTCCCTGGAACTTCAGCAAGTCAACCTGATCTCCCATGGGGCGGAGACAGCGCTTACGTCATTCCGGCGTGATGCTGGAAAACGGCCTTTGCCTGCATCACCTCGACGGCCGTCTCTCCCGCCGTGAACCGCTCGGCCCATGGCTGAAGCGGGTGACGCATTGGGTGCGGTATCGGGGCGAGTGATGCGTTTCGTCGGGACTGCCGCGACTCGTTGTCGTGCTTTAGAGTGCAGTTTTCGACGTTTTCAAGTCTGGAATGGGGCCAAAACGGACAGGCAGGTGTCGGACGCTGTCATACCTAGGCAGACATTAATGTAATGGGTGGTGAAGGCCCACACCGAGCCCAAAGTGCTCAATGCTGCACTATGCACCAGTGTCCGCTCTTCGGAGTGCGGTCAGAAACGTGACAAAATCAAAGGTGGTTTTGCCAAGGGTTTGTACCCCATTTTTTTGGGGAAGATTTGGTGCGCGGCCTGCTTGCGCCAAAAACGACCGTTTTTGGCCCGAAGGTTTTGGCTACCGGTTTTTGTCACCTTCAATTGGCCCAAGTAGTGTTGTGAACATCGCGAGCCACTCACGCGGAAACGTGTCAGGTACGACAACATTCAGGTAGCATCTGCGACTTTGGATTAAGAGGTAGACTGGATCATTTTCGCGGATTGGCGGCGTCAAAGGCTGCTTGGTTTTCTTCAGCTCTCTCATCGCCTTATCGAGGTATGGTTTGGAACCGTCCCCGCTACGCTTCATCGCCTCAAGCGCATAGTGTGCTGCTAAGATCGCGTCGAGAGCAGGCCGCCGCCGACCTTCAAATGCCGGTCCCTTCTCGGAGCCAAACGCATTTAAACCCTTGTTGTCGTTTGGAAACAGAAATCTGCCTGTGTCGGCCAGCCCTGAGAGCCTTGTGCTTAGTTGATCCAACTCAGCCCCAGCAGCAGTGCTGTCGTTGGACCTGGCCCGTACCGAGAGAGCTTCGGAAATGATTTCAAAGAACTCCCTTGAAAATGCGATGATTTCCTTGCGGTATTCGGCTAGCAGGGCAAAGCGCTCAGCCTGCTTTTCACGGCGTCTTAGGCTGCGACTTATGACAAAGCCCAAGATCGCAATAAGCACCCCGGAAATGGCTGAGACAGCGTCCCAACCGACCTCATTCAGTGTGATCGTGACAGCATCCAACATTTTGGCATTATACATGCGATAGCTTTGGTGCCAACAACCTGGCAAACAAGTGCCAAAACTCATACGTTTATGTCATCGGCGGAAGCGACTGTTTTTGACCGGGTGACCAAAAGCCGCCTTTGGTTCAGTTGGAACGAACTTCAGCTTCGTTCCGCTCAGCGGGTATTGGTTCGATGCGCGGCAAAAGACCGGGCTCCGCCCAATCAGGGCTTTCGATCCGCTTGCAACGAACGGCAGCTTTGCGGATCTGGTCGGGAACCAATGAACGTCCGGAATGGCGGCGCAATGCCGACACTTCCGTCTCACACCACTTCGATTTGCCGAATGGCCTCAATCTCGTCCACCATGGCGGCCGCCTGAACCATGATGTCGTGGCTGGCCTGCAGGTTCAGCCAGAATTCGGGTGAGGTGCGGAAGTATTGGGCCAGTCTCAGGGCGATGTCGGCGGAAATGGTGGTCTGCTCTGCTGCTATCTGTTCGATCAGTGGCTGAGGAACGCGAAGCGTTTCTGCCAGCGCGGCGGCGGTCATGCCGAGCGGTGCCATATAGTCTTCGCGCAGGATCTCGCCGGGATGCACCGGGGTGATGATGTTCGTCACGATGCTTCCCCGCCTGGCCGGTGATTGTGCTCCAGCAGGTAGCGGACGGCAAAGCTGACATGGCGCGGGATCGGGCGGTCCTTGGCGTAATAGGCCACCTGCCGGCGCGACAGCTCAAGCGCGCTCGCCATGCCTTCCTGGGTCTGGCCGAGTTCCTTCATCGCCCTGCAGAAGTCTGCATTGCTGAACTCGGCCGGCGGCAGGGCTTCCAGCCACATCGCCGAGAAATCGAGTTCGTCATTCCATTCGATGGCATTGCGATATTCGCTGATCCTGAAGGACCGAAACAGCGCATCGTCATCACGCAGGGGCTTGTAGAAGCGGCGGCTTTCAAGGGCTGGTGCGAGGTCAACGATCTTTTCCGTTCCGTCATCGAAACGGACAAACAGCTTGCGGCCCTCGCGTGGCTCGACCCGTTCAAGCCGGGGGAGCCGCTTGCCGACCGCGATAATGTCGTCATCACGGGTTGAGGCGGTTCCACGCATTGGTGAGTTGCTCCCTGTTCTTCTCTGCCCATTCCAGGGCGACCCTCAGGCTCTTCCTGTCCATGCTGCCGACCATGATCTCAAGGCTTTCCATGAGGATCGCCGCTTCGTGATCCGGGGTGATCACGTGGAAGTGGGGCGGGTTGTGGTCGTCGGCGTAAACCTGAATGGCGATGTTTCCGAGTTTGATGATCGTCGGCATTCCGGTCCCCGATTGATGGCGAGAATATAGTGCACCATGTGCACAAATTCAACGATGATTTATCTGCGGGAGGAACCCCATGCGTAACATCCATCTCCATGGCGGTCTCGGTCGCCGGTTCGGGCCGGTGTTCCGCCTCGATGTCGCAAGTGCGGGTGAGGCGGGGCAGGCTTTGTCGGCGGTGCTGCCGGGGTTTCGGGCCTATGCGATGGAACGGAACTTTCGTGTGATCCGTGGGCCGGTCGAGGGCGGTATTCCGCTGGGGCAGGGCGATCTCGATTTTAGGCTGGGTTCTGCCGATCTGCATATCGTTCCGGTACTGGCGGGGGCTGGCAATCGCGGCCTTGGCAAGATCGTCGCGGGCGTGTTTCTGGTCGGCGCGGCGTTCTTTCTGCCGGGATCGGTGACCGGTCTTGGCGTGCTCGGCACCACGGTCGGCGGCGCGATGAAGGGCCTCGGCGTGGCGCTGGCCCTGTCGGGGCTGGGGCAGATGCTGTCACCGTCTGCCAAGACCACCAGTTCCAGCACTGAGGATCAGGCCTCCTACCTCTTCAATGGCGGTGCCAATGTGACCACGGAAGGCGGTCCCGTGCCGCTTGTCTATGGCAAAGGCTTTCGTGTTGCCCCGGTGCTGATTGCCGCCGGGCTTTCCACCGAAGACGCCGCACTCTGACAGACGGGATATCCCATGCAACATATGCATATTGCCGGGCGTGGTGGCGGCGGCAAGAGCGGCAAGTCGTCGTCTTCTGCCGGCTATAGCGAAGCGCCGAACAGCCTGCGCTCGAAACAGACCATGCGGCTCATGTTCCTCGTTGGCGAGGGGGTGACCGGCGGGCTGATCAACGGGGCGAAGTCGATCCACCTCGATGACGTGCCATTGCAGAATGATGATGGCAGCTGGAATTTTGACGGTGTCGGCTATGAGACCCGCAACGGCTTTCCCGATCAGGCGGCCATGGCCGGCTTTCCTGCCGTCGAGCGTGAGGAGGGCGTCGGGGTCGAGGTCAAACAGGATCTGGCGATCACGCGGGCGGTGACGGATCTGAATGCCACGGCGGTGCGGGTGTCGATCCAGGTGCCGCAGCTGATCTATACCGATCCCGACAATGGCAATGTGAAGGCGAACAGCGTTGATATCGCCATTGATCGCCGGACCGAGGATGGCACATGGGAAGAGGCCCGCAGCGATACGATCTCGGGTAAATGCACCTCGCCCTATGTGAGAGCCTACCGGATCGCGCTTGCCGGAACCGGGCCGTGGTATATCCGGGTTCGGCGGATCTCGGAGGACAGCAACGGCACCACCAGCAACAACCAGACCTACTGGTCGAGCTATACGGTGATCGAAGACTATCAGCTGACCTATCCCGACAGCGCCATTCTCGGCGTCACGCTCGATGCCTCTCAGTTCGGATCGGGCTCTATCCCGACGGTGACAACGGACTGGGCCGGGATCGAGGTCGCGGTGCCATCGAACTATGACCCGGACACACGCGCCTATAACGGTGTCTGGGATGGGACGTTCACGACGGCTGTCACCGATAATCCGGCCTGGATCTTCTATGACCTAGTCGTCAATGACCGTTATGGTCTCGGCCAGTATCTCGATATCGATCAGGTGTCGAAATGGGCGCTTTATGAGATTGCCCAGTGGTGTGACGGTTCGGTGCCTGATGGCTTTGGCGGATATGAGCCGCGCTATACCTTCAATGGCGCGATCACCTCCCGCGATGAGGCGATCAATGTGCTGACCGCCATGGCGGGCGTGTTCCGGGGCGTGGTCTATTGGGGCAGTGGCGCGGTCACGGCCGTGGCTGACAAGCCGTCGGATCCGGTGAAGCTGGTGACGCCTGCCAATGTGGTTGATGGCACCTTCTCCTATCAGGGATCGGCGCTGTCGGCCCGGCATACGCAGGTTCTGGTGCGCTGGTTTGATCCTGAGAACAACTACAATCCGGCGATCGAGGTGGTCGAGGATACCGAAGCCGTTTCGCGCTATGGCGCACGGCAGACCAATGTCCAGGCGATCGGCTGTTGTTCACGCGGGCAGGCGCATCGTTACGGCGACTGGCTGCTGGATACCGAGCAGAACAGCACCGAAGTCGTCACCTATCGCGCCGGGCTCGATCATGCCGACGTGGCACCGGGCGACGTGGTTCTGATTGCCGATCCGTCCTATGCCGGTGTTCGCTATGGTGGCCGGCTGAAGGCAGTGGCGGATGATCTCACCTCGGTCACGATTGATGCGGCGGTAACGCTCAAAGGCGGCGACAGCTACACGATCACCGTGGTGATGGCGGACGGAACGCTTGCCGATCGCACCGTCACCAACGGGGCGGGTGAGGCGGCAATCCTCACGCTGAACGAGGCGCTGCCCTCGCGTCCGGTTGCCGGTGCCATGTGGATCCTGACGGGCACGGATGCAGCGCCCCGGCCGTTCCGGGTTCTCTCGGTCACCGAGAACGACAAGCACCAGTTCGATATTGCAGCACTCGAATATGACGCCACCAAATGGGCGCGGGTGGAAGAGGGGCTTCAGCTTGAGAAGCCATCCTTCTCGACCTATCCGACCGGCCCGCTTCTGCCGCCGTCAAACCTGAAGGTGGCCGAATATCTCTATCTTGCCGGTGGGCTCACCGTGCGCGGTGCGGTGACGATCGGCTGGTCGGCGCCGGATGATGCAAGGGCAACGCTGTTCCAGGTGCAATATCAGGAACAGGGCGGGATCTGGCTCGATGTCGGCTCGACCTCGGGTGTCTCGATTGATCAGCAGGATCTCGATGCCGGCATGTATGCCTTCCGGGTGCGCTCGGTCTTTGCCGCGCTCAACCAGTTCTCGGCATGGGTGACGCTGGAAGGCCAGCGGCTTGAAAGCATCTATGCCCCGCCGGATAATGTCGATGGCTTCAGGATCTCGATCCTCGGCGATATTGCGACATTGCGCTGGGATCCGGTCGAGGCGTTGAACCTGTCGCATTACATCATCCGCTATTCGCCGGATCTGACCAATGTCTCCTGGGCATCGTCTGCGATCCAGCTGCCGCATGTCGATGCGACAAGCGTGCAGATCCCGACGCGGCCGGGCACCTACCTGATCAAGGCGGTCACCCGGCAGGATGTCGAAAGCAGCAATGCCGCGATCATCACCACCTCGGTCGGCAGTGCTGCGACCAATGCGGTTGAAAGCTTTGTCGAACAGCCGGGCTGGACGGGAAGCTTTGATGGATGCGTCGCAGAATCGGCCGGGCTGCAGCTGGCGCCAACGGGAACCAACACCGTTGTGGCGAGCGGCACCTACACCTCGGCCCGCACCATCGATCTCGGTGCGGTCTATACCTCACGGATCACGCCGATCCTGTCGGTCTATGGGCAGGATCTCGATGACACCATGTCGAAATGGCCGGTGCTGATCAATCTCGAGGGCATGGTCGGGGCGGATGCGTCCAAGTGGAGCGCCATCATGGAAATGCGAACCACCGAGGATGATCCGGCAGATGCCGGGGCAGCATGGTCTGACTGGGAAGAGGTGATCACCGGCGATGTTGTCGCCCGTGGCTATCAGATGCGGATCCAGCTTGCGAGCACCGACAGCAATATCACCCCGATCGTCGCGCGGGCCGAACTCACCGTCGATATGCCCGACCGCATCATCTCCGGTAACGACCTGGTCGTCGGCACATCCGGGCGGCGGATTGATTTTGATCCGCCCTATCACGGCATGACCGGCTTCTCGATCTCGGCGCAGGGGCTGGCGACCGGCGACACTTACGCGATCACCGCCAAGAGCAAGGCGGGGTTCAACATCATCTTCAGGGATCAGTCAGGCAATGCGGTGACGCGGAGCTTTGACTTTGTCGCGACCGGCTACGGAAAGGCGAATGCATGACGCAGGCAACAACGAAAACAATCGACCCGGCCGTCACCAACGGATCGCAGCTGGCCGCCAATATCAACGACTGGCGCACCGCTGAACTCTCCATGCATAGCGGTGTTGCCCGGCCATCCTATGCCACGGCCGGCATGATGTGGATCAGCACCGCATCATCGCCCTGGGTGCTGAATGTGTTTGACGGTGCCAGTGACACGCCGATCGGCACGGTCGATCCATCAAGCCATGTCTTCACCGTCACCGGGGGCACGGCCTTTACCCGTGATCTTCTGACGGCAGGCGATGCAGCGGCGGCACGCTCAAAGCTGCAGATCAGCACCAACTATCTGCCGAACACAGGCGGAACACTGACCGGCCAGGTGACAAGCCGAAGGCAACAAAGCGACGGAACAAACTTCTGGAATGATGCTGTCTATCTCGTCCTGCAGGATCGCGGCTGGATCGACAACGACAATTACCGGGCGTGGTTCCAGGTCACCGAGGTGACCGGGTCGAATGTCCACCTCGACCTCGGCCTTTATGGCGGGCAGGGCCGCAAGACATGGGAGTTCCGAGAAGACGGCGGTGCCTATTGGTGGGGGCCAAGCCAGATTGACACCGGTAGCGTCAATCTGAAGCTCACGGGCGACAGTTCCGGCTATGGCAAGCGGCTGCATATCGAAGAGCGCGGCAACAGCGACGGCCCGCAGATCATGTACAGCAAGAACGAGGCTGGCTGGTGGTCGCATGGCATGAAGGTCGGGACCGACGGTGAGAGGGCCAACTTCGTCTTCTACTGGGATGGCAATGCCGGGCAGTGGGGCAACCAGACCTTCATGATCTCGACCGAGGGCTATCTCTGGGCCTCGCAATATGGCTGGCTGCATGACTACTTCGTCCGCCACGGCCAGCAGGTCTATGCCTTTGATGATCTCTATGAATTTGGCCGGGTGGCGAGCTTCTCCTCGTCCGGCTCGCCCGTCGATCTTCCTGACGACTATGTGCTGACCGGGCTGCGCCAGCAGGGCGATTACATCTATCTGCGCGGCCGCAAACTGAGGGTTGGATAAATGGCTTTCAAGTTCACGGCGCATGAGGCCGCCGACATTATCGAAGCGCAGTATCCGGCGCTGAGGAATGGCCGCGACTTCTGGACAAAGCACCCGGTCAGGCGCGGCTCGGCCGAGCAGATCGGCGAGGTCGAGATCACCGAATGGCAACCGGCCGATATCGACGCGCCGACAGTTGATGATCTCGTCACCTGGGCGGCCGAACAGGCAGCGGCTGCGGAGGGCGCCGCATGACAGCGCTCGGATTTGTGATCTCGCACTGCCTGCAGCCACAACGCAATGCAGGCGGCCAGTTGATCGGTTTCAGGCTGACAGGCACAACTATTACGGCATGGCCGGCTGATGACAACGCCCGGCTCGTCGGTGCGGCTGTCTATGCCTATGCGGCCGAAAGCTACACCCTCGACAACAGTTCAACGGCCGCATGGCCAGACGATGAGACCGGCCGGGTTGTCGGTGTCGTCATTCCAAAGTTCTGAAAGGTGTAATCCATGGGTGCACTTGAAATCACCGCGGACCCGTCCGGCTATTTTGAAGCCGATGGCATGGCGATCAAGGCAAAGCCGAATGCCGTTGCCGGTGTCTATCCGGTCAGCTGGCGGGTCAATGAGGGTGGCAAATATTACGGCGGTCAGGATGATCTGACGGTCGCGGCCTCGCCCTATGGGGCTGATATGGCGGATGGCGGTCACGGCTGGCCGGGCGTGCTCGCCCATATCAACGCTGCGCTCTATCGCCAGACGGCGCTTGCCGCGGGCAGCATTCCAGCGGCGAACGACAATGATATCTGGTATCCCGCGCCGCAGGTGGATCTCACCGAAGTGTTGCCGCTCGAACGGCTCGGTGTTGCCACCTATACCGGCGAAAACGGGCTGATCCACGAAGCGGCGGCCGATATCGCCCGGCTCGACTGGCAGAACGGCAAACGCCAGCTGGTCATTGAAGGCGAGAGCACCAACGTCATCACCCGATCCAGCCCGACGGCTTTGCTTCCATGGAACGACGGGGCTGTGAATAACGGCATCACCGCAACGGTGATTGCCTATGGCATGCTCGGTGATATGCCTTATGTCGACTATGAATTGGCCGGAACCGCCACCGGTAACCAGTCCGGCGTCTTTGCCAATACCGGCCTGTCAAATGCGGCGGCCGAGGCTGGCGAAACATGGACCGCAAGCATCTATACACAACTGATCAGCGGGGAATGGCCGGCCGGCGCCAAGCTTGGCGCTGGTGTCTATGAGCAGCTTGACGGCAACTATATCGGCGGAACAGGGCCGGGGCAGGAGCCTCAAGCGATGCTGAACCGGGTTTCTCGAACCTATACGCTGGTTGATGAAACGTCGAACCTGGTGCGCTCTGCAGTGCAGGTTGCGGGGTTGACAAGCGGGGTAACGACGTTCAACGGCCAGGTTGTCCGGCTTGCCGGGTGGTCTCTGGAAAAGAAGCCCGGCCCGACTTCGCTGATACAGACGCTGAGCGATGCCGCCGTCACCCGTGGCGAAGACGATTGCCGCCTGTCAGACAAGGCCGTTGCCATCCTGAACCGCGATCAGTGGACGATGCTGCTCGACTGTATTGCCGCCAATGTGAATGATGGCGAGCCGAGCGTTA